ATGTTGGATTTTGTTAAAAATGATTTAAAAACATTTATGGATGGTAAAGTCATCCCTACTGTTGATATTATTATAACAACACAAAATTGGTCTCAATTTACTGAAACTTGGAACTTTCAGGATTTAGATAAAAATGTCAAACCACCTTTCGTTTCCACAGTAAGACAACCTGAGGTTCCTTACGGTAGTAACCCATCATTACAATATACCATACCAAATAGAAAACAATTTTATTATGCGAAGGTACCAACTTGGGATGGTCAAAGAAAAGGTATGGATGTTTATAAAATACCTCAACCTATTCCTGTTGATATTACTTACAATGTTAAATTATTTGTAAACCGAATGAGGTCATTGAATGAGTTCAATAAAAATGTTTTACAAAACTTTTCTTCACGACAAGCGTATACAACAATTAAGGGACATTATATTCCGATTATTTTAAATAACATTTCAGACGAATCAGTTATGGATATAGATAAGCGAAAATACTATATACAAAACTACGAATTCACTATGTTAGGATTTTTAATGGATGAAGATGAGTTTGAGGTGAGTCCAGGTATATCAAGAGCTCTAACAATGTTTGAAATACCACAACTTAATAAGTCTAGAAAGGTTAATCCACAACCTGAAAACCCAAATGAGTTTCCTGTTGATTTACTATTCGTAAGTGGTAATACAGAGTTGAGTGAAACCTTTAGATATACCGCTGACTTACATTTAAACGAAACTTTTAATGTTTCTAGTTTTTCGGTGTATATTAATAATGACTATGTTGGTGACAACATAAGTAAGATTCAGGTTAATACTAATGATTTGGTAAAATTCATAGTGACTAAAGAAAGTAGTGGTAAGTCTCAGATATTTACAACCGCAAAACTACTCTAATTACTCACCGTAAATATCTTTTGGTTTAGTACATTTATCAATTATCATCTTCTCTAAAAACTTATACATTTTTAAACCATTTTCTTCACAATACTCTTTTAGTGTTGAGTGAACTTCCGTAGATATTTTAATATTTTTAATGTCTTTCATAAATAAAGGTAGAAAAAAGGCAGAATAAATACTGCCTAATTTATAAATATGTCCCCTCAGTGAAAGTTTTTTGCGTTTTTTCCAAATATTTATTATAAAATAAATTCTAAAAGAAATTAAAAAACATGGCAGTATCAAACACAGTCTTCGTTTCTCCGGGTGTTTACACATCAGAAAGAGATTTGAGTTTCGTAGCACAAAGTGTGGGGGTAACAACTTTAGGTTTAGTTGGTGAGACTTTAACAGGTCCGGCATTTGAACCAATATTTATCTCTGGCTTTGACGAGTTTCAATCCTACTTCGGAGGAACTAATCCGACAAAATTTGTTAACACACAAATTCCAAAATATGAAGCGGCTTATATCGCAAAGGCATATTTACAACAATCTAATCAACTATTCGTAACAAGAGTGTTAGGTTTATCAGGTTATGATGCGGGTCCGTCTTGGTCAATTACGACACAGGCAAATTTAGACCCATCAACATTATCAGTACCAACCGTATCAACATGGTCTGTGAACTTTACAGGTTCAACAGGTTCAACTACGTCTGTTGCTCTTGGTGCGTTCCCGTTACCAATATCAACATATATTAACGATACTATAACGTTATATAATGGTGATTCAACTACAATGTTGACTCAATTACAGACATCTATCCACACAACATTATTGACCAACTCATTAAGTGCAACAACAGGGGCACAGTGGGGTGTCGTAACGGATGTGGTTTATAATTCATTTACAGGTCAGGGATATACATCAATAACTAACAGCTTATCAGTTGATGGTTTATACGATTCAGTTGCAGATTACGATGATTCCTTAATGGACCCTTGGTATTATGGTTGTTTCGAACCAAGTTCAGGTGACAATTATTCGGGTATGTCATTTAACGCGGCTATCACGTCATTATCAGGAACTGCAACACCGGGTAGTTTTACAGGAACAGTTAGTGGTTCTGTATTAACATATACCGCAACTGCATTCACTGAATATAATGATGTTGTTGTTGCAACTTTACGTTCAAGAGGTAACAACTCTAATTCATCCGGTGGACCAGTATATGACGTTAGTGGTTTAACTCAAGTTATTATGGATTGTTCAGGTGTTTATGCCGACGTTCAAAAGAACCCATATTCACCATTTGCAATTTCAGGTATCACTAATAACGGTGGAACATTCTCATTTAAAACGTCATTTGATTTATCTGACACAAACTACTTAACTAAAGTGTTTGGTTCAACCAACTTTGGTAAGACAAGTAGTGAGTTCCCATTGTTTGTTGAAGAAACTTATTACTCATTATTAACACAAGGATATAGATTAGGAAAAGTAAGAGGACTTAACTGTGATTTAATAGATTTACCATCTGCTAGAAATGACAATGGTAGTAACACGTCTATTGGTTGGTACTTAGAACAATATCAGACACCGGCAACACCATTTTTGGTTTCAGAACTAAGAGGTTCTAAAGTTGATAGGTTGTTCAGGTTTATCTTAATATCTGATGGTAATGCGGCTAATAATTTAGTTAAAGTGTCATTGGCTAATATGTCATTCTCAAATAACACTTTTGATGTTATTGTTCGTGACTACTTTGACACAGACGCTAACCCTGTAATTATTGAGAAGTTTACTAACTGTACTATGAGTCCAGGCGAAAACGGTTATGTTGCTAAGAAAATTGGTACATCTAACGGTGAGTTTGAACTTAAATCAAGATACATAATGTTAGATATGGATGAAGACGCACCTGTAGATGCACTACCATGTGGGTTTGAGGGTTATGTAATGAGAGAATACTCAGGAGCAAAAAGTCCATTCGTAGAATACAAAACAAAATACAACACACCTGGTGAAGTTATTTATAACCCACCATTTGGTACTACTACGGGGGGTGATAACTCAACGAGAAGTTCGGGAGATAAAGTGAGAAAAACATACTTAGGTATTTCAAATACAGTGGGTATCGATTCAGATTTCTTCAAGTACGGAGGGAAACAAAACCCAAGTAATCTATCAACGGCTACTGAAAGCTCTGATTGGAACTACTTAACTAAAGGTTACCATATGGATTCAGGAGCAACTGTTGTTACCATTTCAGGACAATACATTTCTTCTGGTACATCAGCATTTGATGTTGGGGACGCTAGTTTTACTACTGACCCTACGTCACAATCAAATCCATACTATAAGTTAAATGCACGTAAATTTACTCTATTAGCTAAAGGTGGTTTTGATGGTTGGGACATTTATAGACAATTCCGTACTAATCAGGATACATTTAGATTAGGTGGAACGGGATATTTGGCAGGTGCAGCACCTTCAGTATCATTCCCGACGGCTACAGGATGGGGACAGTTTAAACAAATAGCGGTTGGTGAGGATACTACTGATTGGGCAAATAGTGATTACTACGCATACTTAATGGGTCAGAAAACATTTGAAAACCCTGAGGCGGTAAACATTAACATATTTGTTACACCAGGTATTGATTATGTAAACCACTCAAACTTAGTTGAGGACGCAATTGATATGATTGAGACAGACAGAGCAGATTCAATCTACATCTGTACTACACCTGATTACAATATGTTTGTACCTAATACATCTTCATTTGATACGGACTTTATCTACCCTGATGAGTCAGTCGATAATTTAGAAGAGACAGGTATTGACTCTAACTATACTGCAACTTATTATCCATGGATTTTGACAAGAGACGGTGTAAACAATACACAGGTATACATACCACCAACATCTGAGGTTGTTAAAAACTTAGCGTTAACAGATAACGTAGCATTCCCTTGGTTCGCAACTGCGGGTTACACAAGAGGTTTGGTAAATTCTGTTAAAGCACGTAAGAAGTTAACACAAGAAGATAGAGATACACTATACCAAGGTAGACTAAACCCAATCGCGACCTTCTCTGATGTAGGTACGGTTATTTGGGGTAATAAAACTCTACAACTTAGAGAGTCTGCACTTGATAGAATCAACGTAAGAAGATTGTTATTACAAGCACGTAAGTTAATCTCAGCGGTGGCAGTTAGATTGTTATTTGAACAAAATGACGACCAAGTAAGACAAGACTTCTTAGATTCGGTTAACCCAATCTTAGACTCAATTAGAAGAGACAGAGGTCTTATTGATTTCCGTGTAGTTGTAGAAAACACTCCTGAAGATTTGGATAATAACACATTAACAGGTAAGATTTATTTAAAACCAACGAGAGCACTTGAATTCATCGATATTGAATTCTTAATAACTCCAACAGGAGCATCGTTCGAAGATATCTAATTCGGTATATTTATATTATTATGGGGACTACATAGTGGTCCCCATTAGCCTTAATTAAACGTTTAAACAAAATAAGAAATGAAATTTAAAAAATCTATATTATCAGAACACCTCAACATTAAAGGTAACGGGGTTAAGACTTTTTCTGAAAAATCACAAAACATAGTGATTTCAGAAGGACAATTAGAAAGATTAATCGAAAAAATAAATAAAAGAAAGTAATGGCTCGTAAAATTTTAAGAGAGTATATCGAAGAAAAAGAACTCAAAGAAGGGTTTGACGATGTCGGTAAGCCAGATTTAAAGTATTACGCTTTTGATTGGGATGATAATATCTTAAATATGCCAACTCAAATCATGGTTTCAACTGATGAAGGTAAAGAGGTGGGAATGTCTACTGAAGATTTTGCTGAGTATCGTGGGATTTTAGGTAAGGAACCATTTTTATATAACGGTGATAACATTGTTGGTTATTCTGAGGACCCATATAGAAACTTCACAGTTAAAGGTGATTCACAATTTATTGTTGACTCTATGGTTGCGAATGAAGGACCTTCATGGGGTGATTTTGTGGAGGCGGTAAATGGGGGGTCAATATTCTCAATTATAACCGCTCGTGGACATACACCTTCAGTTTTAAGAGATGCTGTCTATAACATGATTATGACTAACCATAAGGGTATCAGTAAGGACTCATTAATAAGTAATCTTAAGAGATATCGTGATTTTGCAGGTGAAGATGAAATGACTGACGATGATATGATTGAAATGTATTTAGACTTACTTAAGTTTCATCCAGTTACTTATGGTGAGGGTAGTGCGTCAAACCCTGAAGAAGGGAAGATTAAAGCGTTAAGAGACTTTATTTCATATGTAAAAGAAATGTCATCAAAGTTAAATCAAAGAGCGTTCTTTAAAAATGATGTAAAAAATAACTTTGTACCAATGATTGGGTTTTCAGATGACGACCCAGGAAATATTGATTCAATAAAAGATTTTCTTGATAAGGAATATAAAGATGATAAACCGGTGAAAACTTATTTAACTAAAGGAGGAGAGAAAAAAGAAGTATAATATATACTAGTATTATAAACTAGTATTAAATTATATATTATTTAATATCTTTTAAAAATATAATTATAACTAAACTAGTTAGCTTTTATATTATCTGAAAATAAGATTAGAAGTAAATAGAAAAATTTTTACTACACCAACTATTTATAAGTAATAAACTAAAAAACAATTAAAATTAAAATACAA